AGATATACACTTCCTTATAGACTCTCGCCTTAATTTATTAAGGAAATGCTTATCTTTTCTTATTTGTTTAAGATAAACTAAAAATGCTCTTGCTATTTTTAAATTATCCACCATACATTTCTTTGATTAGTCTTCTCTTGTAAGGTATGCTGTGCCATACTTTTGTTTCATATAACCTAGCATCATATTGGTCTCTCGCTTTAAACTTAGTTCCGTCCCTAAGTGTGAATGATTTATATTCTTCAAATTGTTTCATTCTATACTCCTGTTTAATAGTTTCTTTTGTAGCCACTCTTTTCACCATAGTCAAAGTTTTCCGCCAATCTTCTTATCTCTCGGTCAAGAGCATCAACACTCCGTTGGGTTGTTCTAGTGTCCTTCTGTTCTACCACGTAGTAAACACCTGCTTTTTCCTTCGCATTATCGGACATCTCTTTCTGCTGACCCATACTCCCCCCAAATTTAAATTCACCCTGTTTCATTTGGAACAATAGGTCTCGGAGTATTCCGTTAGTTGCTATTGACATAACTCTTTGAAGGTCGAGAGGTTCATTGCTACGTTTTATCGGGAATAAAACCATAAACTCTACGACATCCTTCATCCGTCCTCTATACCGACAACAATAGGTGGCACAAATCTCGACGGCATTTCCCATTTTGGTCAATACATCTGCTAGCACCGAAGCCGTAGCCCCAAGTCTTGCAAATTCCATCTCATCATTATCGGAGTTTAATGTGAAATTGATTCCTATTCTCACATTCCGTCGCTTGTTATCTCTCACCATAGTATCCCAATAGTCGTCACGATTAGTCATAATCCTGTCGATATTAAGTTCATCTCCGTCTTCACTCCGCCTCCTAGTCCTCTTGCTAGAGAGACCAACACCGACATAACTACTGACATCTAGTTTCCTCTCGACCTCTGCCCTGTACTTCTCAAAGAAGTCCCTCACTTTCTTGCTAGCTTTCCCCATTATTAGGTGTTCGATTAATGTCTCTCTGTCCTTAAGAGAGCCGTAAGTCCACTCCATATCCTCGATGATGAAGGGGTCTTCACCCGTTGCATTTCTTGTCGCTAAACAAGACTCGATGTACTGCTCGGCAGAGTTGTAATCGAGGACTACAATTTTATGTTCCCTAGAGTGTTCGTAGGGAACACCATTTGGGCTTTTCTTCATTTTATAATTGCCGTCATTCATTATTCTACTCCTTCTGTAGCTGTTGCGATTGACACTACACCACCTGTATTAATAGACATTCCCTTGCTAGCATTTTCTATTGACGATAGAACTTCGTTAGTATCGTCGTCACTAGGGTTATCGTCAGCACCATAAATGGTATCATACTTCGTCTTGAAACTGCCGAGGTCTATCTTCTGTTTTTCCTCGTCAGTAAAATCAGCACAAATGTCTAGTATGCCGTAATATACCGACGATTTACTGACACCAATTTCGTCGAAACGTCCGTTAGATATCGGGCTAACACTCTTAGATGCCATCAGCCTACCATTCACGGCTTGATGTATCATTTTAGCCGAAGTGTAAAAAGCCCTAGTCGAGATGTTCCGATTGAGACGTTCTTTCTTGATTCTCCGACGTAAATCCCAAAGTGCTAATGCTACTTCACCATAACTACCAACGATGTGTTCTTCTATGGTCTTATCATAGCCTATACTTATCGTCGCTGAAGTAAATCGGTCAAGGGTCGCTAAGTCTTGCTGATTTCTACCGACATAAGAAAAGTCGTTACCATATCCATTGGTATTATCTATGGCGACGAAGTAGAAGTCGTCGTGTCTGAGACGATGAGGAGACTCGGGGTCATTTGGAGTGAACATCAATCCTTGTCCGTCGAGCATAGAATTATGAATGAGACACATATTAGGGTCAAATCCATTGAACTCGTCGGCTACAATTATTCCACCCTCAGAGAATGCCTTGACATACTGACCTTCAATATACCTTCCGTCGAAGGTAGATTTTCCGAGTAGTTGTGCCTCACTAACTCCTGCCGAGCCAACGACATAAGTATATCGGTACTTATCGTCCTCTTCCCAATTATGTTTCTCAGCCATAAGTCGGAATAACTCCTCACCTATTGTCGATTTCCCTGTGCCTCTCTCTCCGTGGAGAAAGACCTTGTCGTATGTATTTAGCTTGTCAAATACGTCGGCAAATTGGTAGTGTAGTAGTCCGTCCTTACTAGGGTCAAATACCACTCGGTCATTAATTGTAATTGTGACAGGCTTAATTACTTCGTCCTTCACTTCCTTTACAATCTCCTTCACTATTGCCCCGTCATCGACAATCTTCTTCGTTACTGCATTGACAATAGTTGTCTCGAGACTACCCAAAGTACCATCGGTCTTTGTGTCATTCTCCTTGCTAGCAGAGTCACTATCGCCACTAGTGGGTTTACCATCTCCATCAGTAGGGTTTCCGTCGTCGTCGCTTTTCCATCCGTCGTCATCGGAGCCTTTGACGAATAAAGGGTCGTCGGGTCTTATGTAAGTTCCGTCGAGGAACCTCATCAGTTTAGCTTTCTTCGAGAACTGAACCCAAGAGGAACTTATCCCCTTCTCGTTACATCTTCCGATACTAGCTGTTCGTAATTGCTTGACATTCATTTTAAACCTCCTCAGGTTTTATCGTTATTGCTCTCTCTCAGAGCAAATTTCGGTTTGTTTCGGTTTGCATTTTCCAATATTATGTGTGCTAGGTTAGTTTTACTACGTAAAACAAACTAACCTAGCACACATTACTACGTCGTCGGTCAGATTCTAGGCTAGAGCCATAGCTTGACACATTCTGTTCCAATCTGTCTCACCTATTGCTTCGGCATTTCCACTAGCTAGCAATACTTGACCGACATTAAGGGTATAGTAATTGTTTAGCCCCCTAACATCTTGGCTAGACAACTCGTAAATATCCTTCATAAATTCCAATACTTGCCCAAATTCATTCTTCGTCGATGAATAGGCAGTTATTGACTCAAGTAGTGTCGTTAATAGTATGTCCATTTTATTCTCCTCTCGCTTTAGTTAGCATTTCGTCAATAAACTCGTTAGTTATTGACTCTAGTTTATCCTTCGTGAACAATCCGACTATCACTTTCTGAGCATAACCATAAGAGCAGTTAAACTCTAGGGACAGGAGACTTGTATAGCGAGAGATAACAAAATTTCGTTGCTCTCCCTTACTAGCATCTTTCATCTTCACGACATTGAGATAGTCTAATTCGTCCCAATCTCCGTTTATGAAGTGAGTCCATAGTGAATAGCCATACCGAGTCAAATTATAATTGCCGTCGGTCAATAGGTGGCTACGAAGTGATTTTTTCATTTCGTCCTTGATGTTCATTTTACTCTCTCTTTCTCGTCGGTAAAGACGAGTGTTATTGTTCTGATAAATGACTGCCATCATCAGGATAATCTCGTCACAGATTATCGACCATCACTCCAAACTAGCAGAGACCTGCCCTAGAGCAACTACGTTGCTCGACGGGCAGGGTCTCTTGCTAGCATCTTGCTAGGTTTCGGCGGCGACCTCTTCGCATAGGGTCAAATGTTCACTATATTCCATTTACCGAGACTAAATGTGAGCCAAGTCCCTCGGTCTTTGGGTCTTACTCCGTGACCAATTTGTTCCCACAATTCCCAAGGGTCAATTCCGACGAAGATTATTGGGTCATATCCCACCAACCCTTTATCGAGACGAAAGTAGAGACAGAACGTCTTCTCTTCTTCAAATTGCATCTCGACATTGAACCAAGCCCTTAAGCCGAGAGATAAGAAGAATCTCTCTGCTACAATTTCGACATTTCCTGTCCTAAATGCCGTCAGATAGTTCCATCTAGTCCATTGTGAGCCACTCTCATTAAACGTCGGATAATTACTACCATCCGTCGAGTGGTCGTCTTGACACCAATCGCATTCTGCCCAATTCCCGTCAATAGTCTCGACATTGCATTCTTCGAGAGTGGTTTTATGACGACAAACAGGGCATTTGAACTCTATGTCGAGGACATAGTTCACTAAACGTCTCGAGTTTAGATTAATTGCTACGTCGAGACATTTGTCGAGGATAAATGCTAAACTCCATCGAGTGTTTACTCTACGCATTGGAGACCTCCTGTTGGTAGTTCGTTGCTACTACATTGACGGCTAGTGTCACCAAGCCGACTCTGAATAGGATTGTTGCTATTATCGTCACTAATAGCGATTTGATTGTGATTTCGTGTTTCATTGTTCTCTCTCTTTGCCGTCGGTAAAGACGGCTATTGTGACGGGATAGACTCTGCTAATCCCGTCGGTTATTAGATTAGCGTTCTGATAATTTCGGAATCTTGGTTATGGGTAGCCTCTCCTCCAAATTTGGGGGTCTTGTATCGGTAGACCACTGCCATCCAAGAAGGCTGAGGAGATTCTCCTTCTACCTCGACGAAGTAGTCAGATTCCTCAATCCAGTCAATATTGTTCCATTTCGAGTCGGCAAATGCCTCTCTTACCTCTCGGTAAGACCATTCAGCCATCTTCATCAGTCCAAGACAATCTAGCCCATTATTGTCGATAAATGCTGACCATAAGCCTCTCTCCTTCAGCAGAGAGAACCAAGTCTCGTTGCCGAGTCTATAGTCGGGGTGAATAGTCTCTCGATTGAACCTAGTTTCTACTTGTCTCATTTTGTTCTCCATTGCCGTCACTAATGGACGGCGGTTTTTGGTTGTTGTTCGTTACTTCGGTCTGTCTCATCGGGACGGGGAGACCAGTTCCCGTCGATACTGGGACAAAATGCTAGCATCCCAGTATTTCGACTAATGCCGTCGGTATTACTTCCTAGCTGTCCATTTTCCGTCGCTATAAGCATAGCTCGTCGGCTTTTGTGTCTTGGCGACACCAAGATGGTTCATCCACCCTTCGCATAGAAGGTCGTCACTAGCATTCAGCACGGCTAGTCGTAAATCGGTACGATGTGGATTTGCTATGCTGTCGGCATAGCATCGGTTGAATACTCTTACTAGTTCACTCATCATTCTCTCTCTTTGCCGTCACTAAAGACGGCGGTTGTTTGTCGTTAATTCAAATTTTCCCTTTACTCTCGGTAAAGGCTCTGTTTCTGCTTCAATTTCTACTTCTCTTTCTACTTCAGAAGCTATAACTAACCTATACCGACAGGCATAGGCTAGCCATAGCTTACTTATCACTAACCCATCGGCTAGTGTGTATTAACCGACGGCTAATACTATCCTACGTGACGAGAAAGTCCGTCGCTAGACTCACAATCGTGGTGAATCTCGTTGAATCTCTCGTCATCATCAGCTACTACCTCGTCGATGTAGTCAAGGGGATGGCAGATGCCGTTCATCTCGAACCACCACTCGAAATATCCCTGTCTCTCATCGTCGGTAAGAGCATTGAACTCGCCTCTGCTAATCTCGTCGGCATTAAGGCTGGTTGATGCTAGCATCCTAGCACTCGTTACTACCTCGACGGCTAGTCTGTCGTTGGTGTTGTCATCGTTGCTGGTGTTGTTTAGTGTCGGTAACATATCGTTACTCCTTTCGTTGTTTGATTGGGTGAGTATTAATAGTCCCTCTCTCGGTGCAATATCCAATCATTATATATTGCCCCTCTCGGAACACCATAACCTAGCATCGACTGGCACAGCAGACCAAGAGAAAAGAAGGTTTCACGACGGGAAAAGATAAGGATTGCAGGCGGAAAAAAAAGGTCAACCCAACGAAAACGCCGACGGCGACCCGAATGCGAAGGGGGGTGGGTCAGGTAACGTAACCCCTCCACGGAAATTATTAGACATTTTGGGGTTAAATGTATTAAATTCAGCCAATTAGAGCAGAGGAACTATGTATAATAATGTTGAGTTAGTATATGATAAGAAAGACAAGTAGTACAGGTGTCGAATTTCCTATATACAATATTGAGGAGGCTAACAATCTGGGTATATCGTACAGGACGGTTAATTGGCGTAATGCTGAGGTGGGCGAATATATCCTCACCACAGACAAGAAAGTTATTCAGGTCATTGATAGAGTTATGGAAAAGCCTCATCACGCAAGGAAGGGAACTGATTACATTATTACGGGTTTTGGTAGACATCCTGTATCTAAAAACAGTATATTTGCTAGCACGGTACAAGATAAAAAAGGACAAAGAGTAGATGTCAGACAAACAACAAAGCAAAAAATCTTCGCAGATTATCTTATTGAGTATGGAATATCAAACGACTACGGTATGTGGGATGCTGAGTCAATCATCCAAGCCTATCAAGCTGTCTATCAAGACAACAATTCCACAAACAGCCTTAAGCGTGGCTTGTCTATCTTACATAAGCAACACATACAAACACATATAGCGATAAAAATGAATATAAGACCAATATTAATAGAGAATTCCATTGATGACGATTACATTATAAATGGTTATAAGGCACTTTTAGAAGGTTCGGATGTACCTCACGCAACAAAATTGAATACACTTAATAGGCTTTCTACTCTTTTGGGTCACGATGCTAAGGATAGGACTGAGACAACTGAGCAGGTTGTGATGATTAGTGATGGAGAGTTGAAGAAACTAGCGGGATATAGGAAAAAAATTGCCGAAACAACAAGTTCGAGTAAGAAAAATCTCAACTGATTTTAATACCTATCTGTTAAATCATACAGAAATAGACGAAACACAAGATGCTGAACTGGTCTTACAGGACGCTACGTATGTAGTTCCCGGTCCAGTTGCTAAGTTATTTGTTAATATGTGCGATGAGATTGATTGTTATTATAAATTATT